TGAGTAACAAACCTTTAGAATCTTTATTATCAAAGATGCGTCCTAAACCAGATATTTCGGAACAAATGATAAAGGAGGTAAGGGTAATAAATGTGCCTGTTGCAGAAAAAGCAAAAGAAGAAGTTGCGATCCAAAATGTGGAAATTGCTGATTCACGTGAGAAAAACGCTGACTTTGATATTGCTGAATTGAATAAGCGCCTTTTACAAAATAAATTAATCAAAGTAAGAGAGGCACCAAAGGAACCTATTGCAGAGGCCGAAGCCGAAGCCGAAGAAACAATCATTATAAAACCCAAAGCTAAAAAGCTTAAATCAAAACCGACCTTGAAATTGGTGGAAGAGTTGGAAGGCGAACTCAGACCGGATATTGAGGCAGTTGATTTGGACCAACCCCAACTTGAAAAAGCAGAAGCAGAAGCAGAAGCAGAACCATCTACCAAAAAACGCCGCACTCCAAAACCCAAGAAAGGAGTGGCTGAATTGAGTCCTGAAGAATGGGTAGAAATTAATGGAGAATCTGTTATAGAACGTCTACCTGCAAAGAGCCCCCAAGTGAACTACAAGGTTAGCAGTTATTATATGAATAATCGTGAGATGTTTATCAGTTTTATTAATTCTTTGATGGAGCCTTATCGCAATGAGGTCTTAGATGAAAGTGAACCTGTCACTTGTGAAACTCTTGGTAATTTAAGCGAAGATGTAACATTATTAACTCACCAAAAAATTGTACGAGACTACTTGAATTTGTATACACCTTATCGTGGTCTCCTTTTATATTTTGGTTTAGGTGCGGGTAAGACGCTTTCATCTATTGCAATTGCTGAGGGAATGAAGAGTGCTAAAAAGGTCATAATTATGTTACCGGCCTCTCTTCGCCGAAATTATATAGAAGAGCTCAAAAAAGGCGGCGATCCTCTTTACAGGAAGAATCAATATTGGGAATGGATCTCTATATCAGAATATCCAGAAACATTGGAAACCTTATCAAGTGTCCTCAATTTAACAGTGGAATTTATTAAAAAGAAGAGGGGAGCGTGGCTTGTGAATGCCAAAGAGACCGAAGCCAATTATGAAGGTCTCTCTAGTGAGCAAAAGAGAAGTTTGAATGAACAACTTGAAGAGATGATTTCCGCAAAGTACCAGTTCATCAATTATAATGGGTTACGTCGTGATAAATTTGCAACAATGTCCAATAATTTTGAGACCAATATTTTTGATGATACAGTGGTCGTCATTGATGAGGCACACAACTTTGTGAGTCGCATTGTGAATAAATTGTCAAAGGAAAAAGAAATTCCAAGTGACAGAACCGGAAGGAAAGAGAGAGTCAGTGTATTTCTCTCTTTGATTATGTATGAAATGCTTCTAAGAGCAAATAACGCCAAGATTGTCTTGTTATCCGGAACTCCTGTTATTAACTATCCAAATGAACTCGGAATTATGTTTAATATATTAAGAGGCTATATCAAGACGTGGGAAATCCCATTAAACATTAAAACAAGCCAAAAAATCAACCAAGCTGAAATAGAACGCATATTTGCCAGTGAAAAACTCCACGACTATATTGAATATAGTGCGTCCAATAAAAAGTTGATGATCACACGTAACCCATTCGGTTTTGAAAATAAAGTGAAAGAAGATGGCAGCTATCACGGCGTTACAAGCGATCAGAAAAAGAGGAAAGATCGCCAAACAGGTAAAAATGTCTTTTATGAACGTGGTCAAGAATCTGATGCCGATTTTGAAAGAAAAATCATTCATATTTTGAGAGATGCAGGAATTGAAGTTATATTCGGAGAAATGCAAGTACATAATTTCAAGGCTCTACCAGATAAGTTGGATGAATTTTTGTCTTTGTTTGTGGATTCTGAGAAAGGTGGAATCAAAAATAGTGAACTCTTTAAACGTCGTATTTTGGGTCTCACTTCTTATTTCAAATCGGCCCAAGAAGAGCTTTTACCTAGATATGAGAAAATTACTGATTTCAAAGTAATTAAGGTCCCTATGAGTGATTATCAGTTTGTTGTTTATGAGTTGGCGAGAGAAGCAGAGAGAGAACAAGAAGATCAAAAAAAGAAGAAGTCGGTAAAAATAGATGAAAATGGAATATACAAAGAACCCAGCTCCACTTATCGTATTTTCTCTCGTCTTTATTGTAATTTTGTAATGCCAAGACCTCCAGGGCGACCTGTTCCATTGAGGCCTGGACAAGAATCTGAACCTTTTGTTTGTCCCGGAGAATCTGCAGCTGAAGTAGTTCCAGAGCTCACAGTAGACCAATTTTATGAACAAGAACAAAGCAAACTTGGTGAACAACGTTTTAAAGAGCTCGTTGAATCTTTTGAAAAAATTTTTGGAAAACCGCCTAAAGGCAAGGAAAGTCGCGATTTGACAGAAGAAGAAGATTTTGAAGAAGATGGTGATGCAGCCTTAAATCAGGTTGGTGACCAAGATTACCCAGCTCGTATAGAAGCGGCATTTGACTGCCTCAAGAAAAACGCGGCCAAATATTTGAGTAAATCGGCGTTGGAAAAATACAGTCCAAAGTATTTGCATATTTTGGAGAATATTGAAGACCCTGACCATTTAGGTAATCATTTGGTTTACAGTCAGTTCAGAACCTTAGAAGGTATTGGTATTTTCACACTTGTCTTGGATTATAATGGATTCACGCGATTCAAAATAAGGAAAGATGCAAATGGTGATTGGGAGCTAGATATTAGTCCTGAGAATCGTGGTAAACCCACATATGCTCTTTACACAGGTACCGAGTCGGCCGAAGAAAAGGAGATGGTTCGTAATATTTATAATGGAGACTGGCCAGAAGGTAGCAAACTTACAGAAGAACTCAAGCGCATTTCTAATAATAATAATATGGGTGAGATCATCAAGGTATTTATGATTACTGCATCTGGTTCGGAAGGCATTAATCTTCGCAATACACGTTATGTACATATTATGGAGCCTTATTGGAATCCAGCTCGTATTGATCAGGTGGTAGGACGTGCGCGTCGTATTTGCAGTCACAAAGCTCTTCCTCAGGCACTCCAAACAGTGGAAGTGTTCTTGTATTTGATGACCTTTTCTGCTCAACAAATGTCAAGTGATGGTGCAATAGAATTGAAACTCAAAGATAAAAGCAAAAAGAAGTATCAAATTGCTCCAGGTAGTTCTAGGATGGAAGAGATCCCATTTACAAGTGATGAAGCACTTTATGAAATCTCTAATATCAAGGAAGAAGTTTCCGAGAAATTGATAACTGCAATCAAAGAATCATCTATTGACTGTGCTATTTATTCACGTCTTGGGGCAAAAGAGCAACTACATTGCTTGGCATTTCCTGATGCAAAAACTGGAGACTTTTCATATGTACCTTCGCTCAAAAAAGAGGAGAAGGATAGTAGTCAGGTTATGAATAAACAATTGATTGAATGGACTGGTGTAGAAGTAGAGATGAAAAAGAAGATCTACATTTCACGAAAAATAAGAGAAAACTTTTACTACATTTATGATTATGATAGTTATCAACGTGCACGTGCCGACCCAAGTGTTGAACCTACACAACTAGGCACTCTTGAAATTAATAAAGAAGGTAGACCGGTTTACAAAAAAATATAACGTTATATAAGATAGAGATCATTCAAAAATTAATTAAACTAATTTTTAGATTTATTTTTCAAAATAATAAATCTAATTGCTATTCAGCGTTCTTGATGTTTTTTGTAAATATAAAGAGAAATGTTACCATAACTGTTTTCACCAATTTCTTAAACTTCAAATAATCATCTATTTCTTGTAACGTAATTGATTTGTGTGGAAGTCCCATTTTTTGTTTTCTGATAATACTCATTTCGTTTTTGACGTTGTTTTTATAAAGATAACTGATGAATCCAATTAAAGTCAATGACATTGCTTCTGATAAAGAAGATTCACTAAGATAATGAGTAAGGTCTGTATTTTGTATTTGATACACAAAAGTTTCTTTGTTAACAAAGTCATTATATAATACTTTGACAATCCCATTTTTGATTGCATCAGGCTTTTTACATTCTTTGGTATATTTTTCGGCGGCTGTTTCTGTTTCTGTTAAATATCTCTTTTCTGGAACGACAACTTTGTAAGAATTCATATAATTCTCTCCTGAAAATTCCCAATCCACTTCACCACAAAACCACTCCTCATAATAATAATATACTTCTTGTTGTGTCTTGACCATTTTGACCTCTTGGTCGTTCTGACGCTTTAATATTTTCTGAATATTATTAATATTAAATCCTTGACAAGTATGATAACAAAGTTCAAGAGTTAACAAAGAAAGTATGAACCAAATCATTTGCATTTGTTGTAACTGTATTATATTATATCATTCTTTTATATCTCTAAAACTTATTCAATTTTTTTATTTATTCTCTCTGAAAGTTTTTCTAGAATGGTCATCATATTATCTATTTTCTTATTTATGTTGATAACATCATCTTGTAATTTATTTATCTTTATTGAGTTGCTTTCTTGTGACAATTGTTTGTCTTGTTTGTCTTGTTCCTCTGATGATTGTGTGGGCGGTTTCATCTTCAACTTGGAAAAAATATTCGGTAGTTGATTGGATGACTGAATGGGTTCTTGACTTTGAATCTCTTGAATATCAAACGTCAAATTTTCGCCCCAAGTAACGTGTTTGTCTGCGATTTTATTTTCTTCTATTGTAACTGCTTGTTTCGGGGTAGGAGGCGCCGCTCTAATCGGCAATTTTTCTGCCTTGACAGAAGTTTCCTGGGGATGTAACCATTTTTCTGCTTCTTGTGGATTCATATGCTGATTATGTATCTGATCTATTTCATAATTACGCTGTGCTAATGTACGTGCAATTAATTCTTCCATTTCACTTATAGGTTTATCTAGATCTCCAACTTTGAAATTTGGAACTTCGGGTACAATATTTGCCATTGAATTTTCAAAATCACGCTGTTTAAGTTTGAGTTCTTTTTCAAAAGTGGTGCGTTTACTATTTTGAATTTCTTCAAATGTTATCAGTTCAGGTTCAGAACTGTTTTTTTTAGGGTAAATTGTTGTAGGTTGTTGTATTTGGACTTGTTTTATTGCACTTGGTCCTGTGTTTGTGCTTACATTTTGATCCTCTAACGATCCAACATAGTTGGTGATAAAAATCTTATTCAAAGTGAGACAGTCCATTTTCTCGTTTTTCTGAAATATCATAATTTCAATAAATTTCCCTACTTTAAATAGAAAGTCTAACTTTAAATTGTCTACATTTTTTGATTTTTCGTTTACATCAACAATAATTTCCCATAGTAAACCAATGTTTTCATCGCTTTTAAATTCCTCAATTGTCATAAATTATATAATTTTTATTTTTTATATAATTTATTCTTCATAATATCTATTTGTTTGTTTGGTTGTTTGTTTGGTTGTTTGTTTGTTTTACAAATTCTCATTGAAATATATTTTACGGAATTTTTGCATATATTTATCATTTAATATATGAGTTTTCAAATATTCCCCAGTGATTTTGTCTTCTAACATATGAACAATAAAATATATGCTATAAATGCCACATTCTGTATTGCCGTATTGATGTTCCACTGGAAAATTCTTATCAAATTTGAAATTTAGTGGTGGGTTCATTTTTGCGCCTTCATCAATGATTCGGTCTACTAATGCTTTCACCTCAGGTTTTATGTCATCGCCAGCGCTATCAAAATAAAAAATCTGTCCTTTCTTGATATTAATAAACATACTTATCCAATGTTCTCCGCCTTTATTATGCGGATCTGTATTAAATATGATTCCAATTTTAGTTTTACCGTTTTTAATCTGATCTTCAACGCTGAAGTTACATAGTTCATCCCAAACACATTCTCCATACATCTTTTTCACATCAAAATCAATGGGGGAAGGTCCAATAAACTCAAAACATTTATATGTTTTTTCGTACTGTTTCATAACATCTAATATTTCCATACTAGAAAGCCACGTGTTGGGTTTCTTCTTCCATTCTTTTGGTGACTCGGGAGCGAAGGAGTCCTTGAGTTCTTTGTTCAATTTGCCATTGACAAATTTTTGTTTTAACCAACACGACTCCTTATTACATACTCCTTGCATATTTTGTTTTAAGGATATCCAGATTTCCCTGGTATCATTTGTATTTATTGGTGCATCAGGATGCCTGGCATTCCAAAGATCTCTTAATTTATATAATGTTTCGTCTTCATAACAAGAGAAATCCTTGGTTTTTTCTTTTATTTTTGGACTGCACTGAAGTTTAATCATTTCACCTTTTTTATGTAGGCGATTGAACTCTAAATTTGCATCTACAGATGGAATAACCATTTGTTTTTTTGTTTTTTTATGGGATTTCTTATTTTTATGACTATGACTTTTCTTGTTTTTTCTATTATATTTGTTTCCTCTTTTATTTTGTTTTTTTGTCTTTGTTGCCTTCCTTGTCATAAATATTAGATAGATTATTCTTTTCTTTGTTCTTGTCTTTGTTCTTTTCTTTTCCTTTGTCTTTGTCTTTGTCTTTGTTCTTTTCTTTGTTTTTGTCTTTTTCTTTCTCTTTGATTCCTTTCTTCTTTAAACTCGGGTCTTTTAAATCAATGTTTTTCTCTACTGGTAAGACTTCTTTTTTAATAGTTTGTGTGCTTTTTCGTTTCACCAACTTTTCCAATGAGTTTGGTTCAGTGATTTTAATAGAACGCATTAAAAGTTGATCTGCCTGTTCTATACTATTTATAGCATCCACATTCAATGCTGAATTATTGTTCACTTCGCTATTTGAATTCAATAAGTAAATATAATCTTCTTGTACAATATCGGTCTTATCTAAATTTTTGAAATACTCAATACAGACTCTTGAATAAACATCAAATGCCATATGTAGATCTTTATTATAAGTTTTGAGTTGTTCTAGATTATGGGATTCTTGACTATCTTTTTCGGCTTCAGATGATAAGAGTTGTTTTGTTAGATCGCTTATTCGTTTCCTATAAAAACGCTTATCTTTCCTATATTCTCTCTGCTTCTCACTGCTATTCTTTTCTAAATATTTACCATATGCATCTTTATTCAAAAAATATTCTAAGGATAACTCTTCTATTGTACGATTTTTTTCAGTCATATTATAGTTTATTGTTTTATTTTTGATGTTATAATTTAATATAATTTAGTATAATTATATTATATAGTGGCTCGTCAATAAAACGATTCAAATAATAAACCAATGCAAAAAATGAAGTATTATAATGTTGATGGAATTAAAATGAAATATATTAAACCTTTACGTTATGGACGTTATTTGTTCAATTTGTTATTTATTTGAGCCATTGTTTGATTTTGTTGTTGTGGGTTTTGACCCTGTTGTTGTGGGTTTTGACCCTTAGGTTTCACCTTCTCTTTAGTTTCTTCTGGAATCTTCACAGCATAACCACAGTCGTCATAAACGACATCTTTCAATTGCTGACGGGTATGATTCATAAAAAGACCGTGTGCAACATCCTCAGCATTTGGATCAAACTCATTGAATTGCTCTTTTGCAAAAAGTCCTGGAAATGGTTGATAACAATTTGCGCTCTTATCAGGCTTAAAACTGAATTTGTATAAGTCACTGTTACTACTAGGTACATATACAGATTGACTGCATTCTTGAAGTGCAAATACTTGATTTCTTAATACAGACTCGTTATTGATGTTGCTTGCGAAACCAGACCAAGGAGATTGTGTATTACCTGGGTTGAAAACATTGTGGACATTAAATACTGGTTGTTGATCAAGTGGAACATTAATGGGTGCTCTGGGGTCAACAACTGGCATCAAAGAATACTTGGTCATCACTGGGCGTACGCTTAAATATGGTTGTAAGAACTTTGATGGCACATTTCTATCATAAATTTTTCTGTTAATATCATTTGTTATTTGTGAAGAAGATTCTCGTTCCGAGTAAACAGCTATTTTGGGTGTACTTGTCATTAATATTAAACAATATAATATTTTATAGGCTTGTTGCTTATTTGAATAATCAAAACAATATAAAGGTTTTTGCAAGTATTATAATAAGTCTATCAAATGTGTGGTATTTTTGCTTTATTAAACAATGAAAATGATTTCACAAGTTCTTTTGTTGAAGAGCAATTTTATAAAGGGCAGTCTCGCGGTCCAGAATATTCTAAACTAAAACACGTTAGTATCAAAACTCAATTTGGATTTCATCGTTTGGCAATTAATGGTCTTAACCCAGAATCCAATCAACCGCTTGTGGATGGCGATATTAAGTTAATATGTAATGGTGAAATTTATAATTACAAAGAACTCTATAGAATGCTTGACATTCAACCAAAGACAGAATCAGATTGTGAAGTCATTATTCATTTATATAGGAAATTTGGTATGGAATATACCTTACAGTTATTAGATGGTGTTTTTGCGTTTGTTTTATGTGATAATAAATTATGCGACGAAGATGCGCAATTATATATTGCTAGAGATCCATATGGTGTGAGACCTTTATACATAATGGAACCAATAGAAAATAACGGCAATAATAAGACAAATGTAGTTGCAGTTGCATCAGAAATTAAAGTATTTGCTGGGTTTTGCAAAAAGTTTCCAAATAAGTTTACTGTAGCACATTTTGAACCGGGAACATTTACAAATTATTCTCAAAAATTCAAGGTCAATACAAAATGGGATTTTACCTATCAGAAGTGCTATCATTCTGTGGGATTCAATAGCAATCCTTATAATTTTCTTGGCGGAGAACTAAATATTGTTAAAGGTATCCAACATTATCTTCAACAGGCTGTCAGAAAGCGAGTTCTTGTCACTGATCGTCCTGTTGCGTGTCTCTTATCAGGTGGTCTAGATAGTAGTCTCATCACTGCACTTGTAAATGAAGTACATAAAACTGTTTCAACAAAGAAATTGGAGACATATAGCATTGGACTAGAAGGATCAGAAGATCTGAAATATGCCCGGATTGTTGCAGATTATCTCGGCACAAATCACACCGAGATTTTGTTGACAGAACAAGATTTCTTAGATGTTATTCCTGAAGTAATCCAGGCGATTGAAAGTTATGATACGACTTCAGTTCGTGCCAGTATTGGAAACTACTTGTTAGGCAAGTACATTTCGCAGAATAGTGAGGCAAAGGTTATTTTCAATGGAGATGGGTCAGATGAGTTGTGTGGAGGTTATTTGTATATGCATAAGGCGCCCAGTGCAATAGACTTTGATTACGAATGCAGACGTTTGTTAAAAGATATTCACGCATTTGATTTGCTGAGGTCAGACAAGTGCATATCATCTCACGGCCTTGAACCAAGGACTCCGTTTCTAGATCGTAGTTGGGTTCAGTTTTATCTAAGCATTGAACCAAGTTATAGGTTCCATCCTGGACAAAAAAAATGTGAAAAATATTTGTTAAGGATGTCATTTTCAGAACAGAATTTTTTAAATAGAGAAGGGTACCCGTTGTTACCTGATGAGATTCTTTGGAGGAGAAAGGAGGCATTTTCGGATGGAGTGAGTAAACAAACCCGATCATTGTATGAGATTATTCAAGAACATATTAGTGAGAATTGTTGTCTTGAAACTTACGAACTTTTTGATATGGATATTAGTTTAAAAAATAATGAACCCAAGACATTAGAACAAGAATATTATAGAAAAATTTTTGAATCACATTACCCAAATATGGCAAATGTTGTTCCCTATTTTTGGATGCCACGTTTTGTTGAAGCTACTGATGCAAGTGCGCGAACATTGGAGTTATATAATGAGCAACCACAATCTCAAATACAAACTTAGATTTTGCATTGAGTAATAAATTTGCAGTTTATAGAAAAATAATAATGACTGAATAATATATACATTATTATGTTTTTAAAGGGTCTTTATAAAATACAAAATAAATTATTTGATGCGTTTATTATTTTTTCATATATATCTTATGGTCTTATTTTATTCGGCGTCTCTACAAATGCACCGGCATATTTAGAATATATGGATTCTATTGTGCAAATTTATATTAGTTTATTTTTGATTATTCGTTTTAATCCTTTGAGAAAAATTACATTTACTGATTTGGACAGAAAGATTGGGTTTAGTGCTGGATTATTTTTGTTTGCAACCACCACGATTAACCACGTAGTGGTTAACTATGTTGATAAGTTTAAAAGTCGTTTTTCAAAATTTAAAGATAGATTTTAGACTTTATAAAAGCCAAGTTTGGCGGTTTTCTTCTTTTTGTTCTTATTATTTCTATTACTTTTTGTATTCGGTTGCAAATGTTTTTTACTGAAAAATTTTTGTAAATGAACCATTGTTTTTTTGGTAATGATTTTATCAATATCATAATCTTGTTGATTTTTTGTTACATATAAGAAATCAAAATTACTCATAACATTTTTCATAAAATCGCTGAAATAGTCATAAGCACCATCTTTTATGAGAGATTTCCCGACTTCACTAGAAATAAAACGTTGTATCATAACGTCGTATGTTAAGTTATATACATATGGTTTTAACTTGATATAATAGACGTTATGATTGTTCATTTCAGGATGATACAAATCATCTAGGAAACATATCTTTGTGTTGAGCGGAATTTTTGTACATCTTATAAAGTCGTGATATGTTTTATCGTGGGTTGTTCTACCTATTTCTACTTGTTTTCCATTTACCTTAAATGCACAAATAATTTGATCAAAAAGTCTGAAGTTATGGAGACTAGTCCTTTGTTCAAAATATTCTTTAATAAATTGCGCCCATTCTTTAGGTCCTTGATTGTTTGTGTAAATCATTACACCTTTACATAATCCTCCACTCTTTTTGTGTTTTAAATAATTTAATATTGATATTATATTTGGACGAATGAACTCTGGATATAAGTCCAAAACTTGGTTGAAATATTGTTGTTCTAATTTTTGAGGCATTTGTCCATCAGGAGTTTTTGATTTTATGTATGCATTTAAGGATTCCCAAAACACACCAAATTCTACAAAATAACCAAGGGTCTCATCCATATCAAACACCACTATTCTTGATATTTTTTTGTCTTGCTTATCTTGTGTTGTCATCTAAAATAATCATATATTTTAAAAAATACAAAAAGAAATATTATTTTGCATACAATATTTTTGTTATTTCAAAATATTGAAATCCAATAATTATTTTATGTGTATAATTTATATTTCCTTCTAAATGAGTTATAGTTTAAATGATAATGATTATAAAAAAATATTGCAATATTATAAATTAGATATACCCAAAAGCAGTAGAATACTAAAGAAAAAGGCCGAAGATATTATTGGGTTAAAGTTGTGTTCTTGTATCAAGAAGGTCGGAGTTGTAAATGAACCAAAGAGTATTGGGGTTTGCACGCGATCAGTGATTAATCGCAAAGGAATGAATCGCGGAAAATTCACTTGCAAAAAACAAAGAAAAATTGTTTTAACAAAGATTAAGAAGGAAACGCTTTCTATTGGAACAAAAAATGCAAATAAAACGAGAAAGTATAGATTAAAATAATATCATAATTTAATATGCAAAGGCACGAAGAAATATATGATATTATTATTGTTGGTGGTGGCATTGCAGGACTGTATAGTGCATACAATATTTTAAAAATGGTACCAAAAACAAAAATTTTAATACTTGAAGCCTATAAGAAAAAATGGTTTGGAGGTCGCACTGGAAATGCGGAGTTTTATGGTACATCGGTTGTAAAAGGCGCTGGAATTGGACGAAAAAATAAAGATCACTTGTTGATTGATTTACTGCACAATTTGAAGGCTCCTTATTCAGAGTTTACTGATGATAAGTATTATGCACATACAATTCAACCTTCTTGTAACGTTAAAGCAGTAATTGGAATGTTACAAAAAGAGTTGAAAGAGAGAAAACAAACTGGAATTCATCCCACTTTCAAACAATTTGTATTGCCACTCTTAGGTCCAAAAAACTATAACCATTTAACAACTTGTGTGGGTTATACCGACTATGAACAAGAGGATGCATATGATGTAATTTTCAAGTATGGTTTTGATGACAACTATGGTAAAGAAACTAGCCTTTTAATTTCTTGGTCCAAGTTAACACATAACTTGGCGCAAGTGATTGGAGAGAAAAATATTGTTTTTTCAAGTAAAGTGGTTTCTATTAAAAAACCTGATTGTGGAGTCTTCTTGTTGAAACTTGAAAATGGTAAGAGTTATTTATCTCATAAGGTTATCATTGCTACAACTATTAAAAGTATTGTTGAATTATTGCCCCAGTTCCCCATTTATAAGCAAATACACGGGTATAATTTCTTAAGAGTTTATGGTAAGTTTACAAGTCAATCTGCTGCTATAATGAGGAAATATGTACCTGGATATATTATTGTTCCTGGACCCCTTCAAAAAATCATACCAATTAATTCAAATAAAGGGGTTTATATGATTGTTTATGCAGACAACAAAAACGCTGATTTTTTTAAAGACAAAGGTTTACTTGAAAATACTTCTAAAAATCGGGAAATATATTGCTCTCTTATTGCTAGATCACTAGGTATGAATGAAAAAGAATCTGAAGAACTTCATTTGATTAGCATTAAATATTTTTATTGGCCCATTGGAACACATTATTGTCAACCATTAAATACAAATGAATACAAGAATAGGCGTGAATTTATGAAAGCTGCTCAACATCCAATGCATAATATGGTGGTTGTTGGCGAAGTGGTTTCTAATGATCAAGGCTGGGTAGAAGGAGCACTGGATAGTGTTAATAAAGTTGTTAATAAGAAATGGGTTGCTGGGACATAATGGGTTGCATCAGGATAATGGGTTTCTTAAGCACCAACACCAAACCGACGTTGCCTCTTGTTATATTCTTTTATTGCCTTTTCTAGTTCTTCTAATCCGAAGTCCGGCCAGTAAACATCCGTAAAATAGAATTCCGAATAACTTAATTGCCATAATAAGAAATCACTGATGCGTTGTTCTCCACTTGTCCGAATAATGAGATCTGGATCTGGTATGTCTGTAACATATAAACACTTTTGAAAATTCTCAAAGGTGGGTTCAAGACCTTGCTGTATAATTTTCTTACAAGCACTTACTATTTCAGCCCTTCCTGAATAATCCAAACACAAAATAATAGTTTTCTCACAGTTTTTCGTGCGCTCCATTATTTTTGTTAATAAATTTCGTAACTTTTTGGGAACTCTATCCAGTCTTCCTTGTACTATAATCCTGTACTTAACTTGCTCCTTCATATAGAGCTTCATTTTATTGTAAATAATATCAAATATGTTTTTAATCTCAGCTGGTGTTCGTTTCCAGTTTTGCTCAGCAAATACATAAAACGTCAAATATTGGCTACCATTAGAAAAACAATTATAAAAAATATCTTCTAAATTATTACTACCATTCATATGTCCATAAAGCCTTGATTGATTCTGTTTTTTGGCCCAACGTCCATTTCCATCCATAATAAATGCAATATGTTTTGGATACTTTAGTTTTTCAGAAACTTTTACAATATTTTGAGAACTTATATGTATTTTTGCTGTTTTATAAATAAATAATAACAACAAGACAATAATTGCTACTATAATAATTAATTTGAAAATATCAATAATTATTTTTAACATAATCTATATAATATTTGTATTCAAAATATAAATACAAATATTACTTAACAATGATTTGAATATTTTCCGATAGTTTAGCATTACCCATAATAATCTTCACAAAAACAATTAGGATTTTGAATAAGACTAATACGAGCAGCATAAAAATCCACTGCAGTGTAATTTCGGGTCTGAGAATTTTTCGTTCCTTCCTATAATTAATCGGCGTCATATTATTTACTAAATCTACAAAACACGACCCAGTATGATGATCTTCAATAAGTGAAACTGGGCAGTCGCCGAAAGAGAAATTTATAAATAATATGATGAGTTCAATAATTCCGAGAGAATATAAGATAAATAAGTTGTCTGTTGCCAATATGATAAACATTGTTATAAACAAAATCGCTGAATGCAAAACAGACATTAAACCACCAATAAACAAATTTCCGATACTCATAGTTGATCCCATTTATAAAGATAGTGAAAATAACCCTAACAAAATAATCTTAATATAATACATATGAGTCTTACTTCTCATAGTAAAAAATCTTCTAATGGTAAATCTACGTCTTTATCAAGTATATCAGCAAGTTCATATAATAAAGAATATCTAGATAAAACCAATGAATTATTATTAGACCTCGGTTATATTAAATTAAATAAGATAAATGTTAGTTACTTTGAACACGATAACAAATTACTTCTTGTAGATATTACAGATTATGATGAAAATGGTGATTTAAATCCTATTATAATAAATGCTTTAACTATTGATAAATCAAGTAAACCTTATACGTTCAAGTATTCTTATAAAGTTGAAGGTAAAAAACACACATATGAAATTGATATGACTAATGAGTGGTATGTAAAACAATACTCAGCAAATGATTCTCGTGGAATAAAACACAAACCATTCCATTTTAGTTCTAACCAAAAACACGATCATAATGGTAAAAAAACTGTCAGAAAAGTATTAATTCGCAATGGGAAAGGTTTCAAAAGTGTGTCGCACTATCATAAAGGTAATCATATTCACACTAAAAAAAAGAAGTTATCTTCTCTAGAGATTGATCTCATTAAAATTGGTAAGTTTATTCCTGGATTATTCAAGGACTGTAGATACAATAAAACTAAGAAACATAGAAATTAAGTGAATAACGCATTATAAAATGAATTGAGTGGGTTCATGCTCTAAGAGAGAGTGTCCAATGCATATAACAATACTTTCTCTTGATCACTCAACTTCTGGAAAACCAAACACTCATCTAATTTTATTTGATAGTGTTTCTTCGCAAAATTCTTGCAGTTCAAAAGTACCCCTTTATCAGTCACGTTTACCTCGCTTAAAATCGCACCATTTGTCAAATATATTTCGCCAGGATCTTTCAATGGTATCCACCTGATGAATCCTCCTACTTTTAGGTCGTTCATTTCGTCTATGTATATATATTCCTTCAACTTATTCATAATAGTAACTAGATCTTCTTTAGCAAGTTGAAGTTCTTTTAATATTTCAAATTTCATTGATTTTATTTTAGCATTATTTAATTTAAGGAACTTATTGTTATTTTCGTTGTCAAGGGCCTTTAGTAAATTTTGCACATCCATATAATATTTTATAAATAGATTTTTAATACTTTTTTTTATAAATTTAGAAGAATCTTTGGATCCGGACTTTACTATTTTAAAATATTATTTTGTTTGTTTATTATATAATGGCCCCTAGATCTCGTCACCAAAGTCGTCAAGCACGCCGTCAACGCACTCAACGCCGCCAACGCGGACAACGCCGTCAGCGCACTCAGCGCCGCCAACGCAGTCGCAGCCAGCGCCGTATGTAAATCAACCTACTCTTTTTGAGTAAAGGTTGATTCAAATATTTTTGGTTAGGTGTTTTATAAAAAATTATCATTTATTTTGAATGATAATTTTATTTAATGACTTATTTATTTCATTTAAAAATTAGACCAGGCAGAACCACCTAAGGCCTCGTTTGCCGCCATTATCATACCTCCTCCGTTCTGGAATCCTTCTCCACCGGGAGTCGCCGCACCTACTAATGGGTTCGCATCATTTCTGTACATTGCATTATAGTCTGGCATTTGTTGCTGTGATGATTGATCTTGTGGAAGCTGATTAATTGGAGTACTATCTGTGTAAAGAGACTGTGTCATTGCAGCTGCGTTGGAAGGAGGCTGTGATTGTGAAATTGGTTGACTCACTTTTACGTTTCCAGATGAACCTTTCTTCTTTTTGTTGTCCTTTTTACCATCCCATAATTCCATTAGGCGATCTACTAAAATACTGACCTTCTCTCCCAATTTTGTTTGAAGACTCAATGTGATGACTAATACGGATAAAATAATGTATGTGACACTGAATTCAGGGTACTTAGATCCACTATAAGTAGGAATAAATGTAATAATACGATTGGTTAATAAAATACCCAAAAACATAACAACAATTTGAATTATTATTTCTGCTAAAAGTTCAAGACTTCCCTTTTCGTCATCTGCTTCTGGGACAAAACGCTGCATTGCTTTATTCAAAATCACAATTGGGATAATTGCAATCAATGAATATTGAATGATATTCAGGATTTCTGATTTTGATTCATCTTCAAAATTGAAAACATGTTTGAAAAATCCTGGTTTTGATGAACTTGATGATTCGCTCAAACTATCCATATATGATTTATAAAAAGAAATTAAAAATCTTGAAGCAATATTATTATTGTTCTTATATTATTCTCATTATCTCTTGCTCAAATATTCGTTAATAATTATTATCCCGAAAAGCAACAATGATAGTAAATGTACTATTGCGTGAATGTTTGTTGCCAAATTATTATTATTATTATCATTATCACTATTTATGAAGTTTTTGATAATTTTACTAGAAAGATATAACAACATCATCAATGCAACAATACTTAATGTTATAAGTTGTATATTTTTATTTTGTATTTTAAGACCATAGTAAATATAAATCGCAGCTGAAAATAACATAATAGTGCGATCAAGATTTTTTGCAGCTTTGCTACTTATCCCGTGGTTGATAATAGACGTAATAATTCCAATATAAGTAACTATGTAAAGAGGTAATAATGTAGGATTATAAAAATAAATGGACATTGCAATAATGATAATTCTGATGACAATAGATGAATAAAATAAGGCTATATTCATATATTATGTTTTGATAATTATTGTCTTTTTTGAGTCTTTTTTCTTTTGCATTTTTGGATATTTTGAACCAAATAAATTCACTGACATTATTATAAAATAATATGATATAAAAAAATTTTTACTGTTTTATACATAATGATCAAGTCTTTTAAAGAGAGTTTACCTGGTCCCAACAAGGAAGAACAACAATATTTACAACTTATTATGGATATTTTGGACAAAGGGGTCCTTGAATCTGGACGCAATGGCGTTACGAAATCCATATTTGGATCTGCAATGCATTTCTCTCTTGAAGATGGAATTATACCATTGCTAACCACTAAAAAAGTCGCGTGGAAGACCTGTTTAAAAGAACTTTTTTGGTTCATTCGCGGGCAAACGGACGCAGCAATTTTACAGAAGGATGGTGTGAAAATTTGGGACGCAAATGCGTCTCGTGAATTCTTGGATTCGCGTGGTCTTTATGACAATGAGGTAGGTGATTTAGGACCTGTTTATGGGCATCAGTGGCGACATTTCAATGCGCCATACATTGACTCTACAAATGACTATACTGGTCAAGGTGTTGATCAACTTCAACAAATTATTGATTGCTTGAAAGATCCAAAATCTCGGAATAGCCGGCGTCTTATAATGAGTGCTTGGAATCCGTGCCAATTAAATGAAATGGCACTACCGCCTTGCCACATTATTTGTCAATTCAACGTCTCTGATGGAAACAAGCTATCTTGTTCACTTTATCAGCGCAGTGGAGATGTGGGGTTAGGCGTACCATTTAATATAGCATCTTATAGTTTTCTCACGCATATTCTAGCAAAACATTGTGGTCTAGTTGCATATGAATTTATTTATAATTTAGGAAATGCGCATATTTATGAAGACCATATTGAACCACTTAAGGCCCAGATTGAGAGAGAACCTTATGAATTTCCAAAAATTGTTGTTAAAAATTTGAGGGAAAATATCAATGACTATAATTTAGAAGATATTGAAGTTTGCTGCTATCAATTTTACGAACAAATAATTATGAAAGTTGTCGCGTAATTAACTTAAAAAGTTAATGTTAAATAGAATTAATAATGAGCGCAAATAGAGCAAATGCAGCTGCTAGAAATAGACGTGCTGGTGGTGCAGATATGCCTCCACCTCAACAGCAGATGAATGGTCGTCCTGGACAAAGACCTGGTCAACAATCGCAAGCCCAAGCCCAAGCCCAAGCCCAATCCCCACAAAACCCGAAAATCTCCGTTTCCGATGCTATTGGTCTTGTTTCATTGAGAATTGGTCGTCTTGAACAATTTATGTATAAGATCAATCACGAAGGTATGTCTTCAGATGAATCAGAATTGAATCTTGGTGTTAATGATCGTATTATTGATGAAGATGTATTTAGAAGTATTGTTTCCAGAATTGAATCTCTTGAACAAAAGTTAGTGTCATCACAATCATCTAATAACTTTGCATCATCTCTTACTCCAGATCATCCTGTTATTAAAGGTCTAGCTGAAAAACAAACTCAGCAACAACTAAGTATTTATGAGGTAAAAGACCTGATTTTAAAGATGCAGGCATTTGCAATGGAAACCAGTACGAGTTTGAAAGGTCTTATAGAACAATACGAATCAGACAAGATATATTATCAAGAAGAAAATAGTGATAGACTTATAGATTCTAATACTGTGGAGTTTGGTGTGGAAAGTGAAGTTATTTCTGATAATCTAACAATTGATGGTGACACATTGAAGGAACTTATTAAGCAGGAATTGTCTAATGACTCTTCTGTTTAGATACATATCAAATTAGTTTAATATTTATTATAATTGTATTAATAATAAATATTAAAAATGTCTTGTGTAGATCAAACAATGTTAGAAAAAAATGAACAACCTCAAATATGTAAAGATGCATTGGCTCATTTCTCTGACGAAAAACACAAGAATATTAAAACAAGTGCTATCAAAAAATATAACATTGTTCTTGAACCGCGCGAAATTATCAATAACTTGTGTTTTATACAAGGAAACAATAATATATTATTAGATTACAGGTATTTCAAATGCTTTGTTCCCGAGCAAGACTATGACAATGTATTTCAATATTTTTTTAATTCAATAAAAAAGGTTTTGGATAAAAATGAAATGTTTAATACTCACGTTTATATTAAGTCATTGGCAATAACTGATCTTGACAAGTATTATTCATTTATATCTAAAATTTCTCAAATTATGAAAGATGCTTTTCCTGATAAATTATGTAAATGTTATATTTATAATGCGTCTTTTATTTTTGCACAACTAATCAAAATCATTGCGAAATTTGTTGATAAAAAGACCCAGGAAAAAATTCAATTGATTGATGAATAAACTTATTGTTTTTGCTATGAAAAAAATGATGGAATATATGAAAATGATGATAAATAAATAAATCATCTTAGAAAATTTATAGAAAAATGAGAAACCTGGCTCCCCATTTTTGTCCATATTTAAGATTTTAAATATGGTTATTAATAAATATTTCAAGTTTAAAAAACTTTTCCAGTTATTGAAATTGTCTGTTTCATAAAAGAATTGATAACAAAGAGGGATTTTATAAATATATCTATTTGTATACGGACAATGAAAATTTGTATACAAATCCCAGTCGTTTATTGTATCTTGTGGACACTTTATAGTTAAAATATTTTTTCGGAACTGTTTTGAATAAATAGATGAATGCGTTCCAGTAGTTATAAAAACTTTTGAATGATTTTGAAATAATGAGGGTAACTGTAGATATGGTACTGTCCCTAGTAAATAAATAAAATTATTGTTTTCTGATGACTGTGCATTTATAAATTCACTTATTTCATTTATAACTTTTGGATCTTTTATTTTTTCATTGAAAATAAAATCGTCTTCTAAAATAAGAATATTATTGTAGTTTTTTTCTTCTGCATCCTTGAATATTTGTATATAACAGTCTACCAAGTCACAAACAGGATTTTGGGCTCTTAAGTTCTTTTTACACTTTTTGAATCCTTTGTTGTTTAAAATAATAGTATTTTTAGTTATATTATATAGTTTCATTTGTTTGACTATATTACTTTTTCTCTCTTCGTTACCTTCTAAATGAACAATATAGGTTGCATCAAGACATCTATCCAAAAGTCCTGTTTTCTTTTTAATTTCTTCAAAAAAATAAGGATCTTTTGAATTTTCGTTGGCACTGGTCTTGCATTTGACCTTTTTTTGATTCTTAATTTTTTTTTGGACCTTGCATTTTTTATTATTTTTATCCATCTTGATTTAGTATTTTAAAAAAAAATTGAAATAGAAACGTTATACATCATTGAAATTACACTATCCAAACTAAAATGCCAAGAAACCAAGGAAACCCATTTATGTTCTTTATATTCATGTTGCCATTGTTCTTGGCTATGTTCAAGACCTTCACTAGAGTTTGCAGACAAAATAATTCAACTCGGAACCCGGTTCCTATTCCTGTTCCGGTTCCTGTTCCTATTCCTGTTCCGGTTCCTGTTCCGGTTCCTATCAAAGTTCCCAAGAAAGACTTTCTCATAATGGAAGAGTGGAATGCCATTATCAAGCCGGAAAACTATGTTCAACCCGAGGATTTATTGCTGACACCTGAACCTAACAAGGGGCATTGGTACACTTTCTTGGTACAGTAAAAATAATAAATAATAAATAACAAATAACAAATAATGAAAAAAACACTTAAATCTTTAGACAACTATTCTATACACTACAAATATGAAACTTTCTCTAAAAGATAAATCCAAGAAAGATACATTTATTTCTCTGTTTCAACTATTAAAAACCGCAGCATCTGTAATTTGTATTAATTTTAACAAGGGTCATATTTATATTCAAGGTATGGACAAGTCTCATATTTGTCTCTTTGATATAAAAATTTTTTCCTCTTGGTTTGATGTCTACGAAGTTCTTGATAATGATGAATCTGCAATTTGTGTAAGCAGTCAGTTCTTTCATAATATTCTTTCAATGACGCAAGAGAAACACGAATTGAAAATTCACTATGAAGGCAATCCTGATTCCATATTTATTGATTTGGTTTGTGATGCTGATGGAGGTGATTATAATAAATATTTCAAGTTACCTCTTACTGATTTTGAACCTGAGATTCTGAATGTTCCTGAAGTAGAATACGACGCTGAGTTTTCTATTAGCGCCAAGAAAATTTGTGAACTGTGTAACCAGCTATTAATCTTTGGTGAAATTATGAATGTGAAATGTAATGAAGACAAAATTGACCTAGTCTCCACTGGTGTAGGAGGTGAAATGGCAGTGAATATCCCAATTGATGATTTGAATGAATTCAGTATAAGTGAAGGTGAATTTATTGATCTCTCTTACAGCTTGAATTATATAAGCAAAATGTGCTTGACTTCCAAGTTATCTTCTGAAGTGGCATTTTCTATTAGTAAGAATTATCCACTCAGGATCAAATATGACCTTGGTTCAGAGAGTTATGCTATGTTTTATATGGCACCAAGGATTGATGATGATTGAAGGTTGACTTGAGGTTATAAGCGTAAACAAAGTAAGCGTATAATTAATGAAAATTTATTATAAATTTTTATTAGTTATTAGTGATGTTAAAATATTTTGTTGCATTTTTTGTATTTTGCATTATATTATTTATTTACTTACACGTACAATTCCATATGAAAACAAGTGATGATCTTGAGGTCTACGAAATTGAACAGGCATCCAAAGATAAATTAGAAGAAATATGTGACCTTCGGCAACCAATCATTTTTGATCTTGAAAATGAGAACATTTTGAGAACATCTAGCAAAAAAGCAATTCTGGATAATTACCACGCATTTGAAGTCAAAATTCGCAATTCAAAAGAACCCGACTATAACAGCGAAATTTATATGCCACTCCCTTTACACGCGGCTACCAAGTTATTTGCAGAAGACAAAGAAAGCACATATTATTCTGAAAATAATATGGATTTTTTACAAGAAACCGGTGTTATTAAGCACTTGCAATACAATGATGAATTTATTCGTCCTGCTATGGTATCCAATTGTTATTATGATGTTATGATGGGTTCTGAAGGAACTGTTACTCCTTTCCGTCACGAATTGAACTACCGAAATTATTTCTTGGTAACGCAGGGATCAGTCCAGATCAAACTGGCGCCTCCAAAATCCGGGCGCTATTTGTCCCCTGTGAATGACTACGAGAATTTTGAATTTCGTTCTCCTGCTAACCCTTGGGCCATTCAACCTCAATACAGCGCGGATTTTGACAAAATGAAGTGTTTAGATGTGACCTTAGTTGCAGGAAAGACCATTCATATTCCCGCTTATTGGTGGTACAGCATCAAGTTCGGTAAAGATGCCAGCATTGCCTCCTTCTTCTATCGCACATATATGAACAATATTGCCATTACTCCACAGATCTTAATGTATGCTCTTCAGCAGCAAAATGTCAAGCGTAATGTCGTGAAAAAACACCCTATTGAGGAATTGAACAAAAAAAATATTATTCCTGAATCTGAGCAAAATATAAGTGATACAGTTGTTGAAAATAATATGAACTTGGATGATAAAATTATTAGTGAAAACAATAATACATCATTTATTTAAAGTTGCTATCAACATACTTATAGATATCAGCAAATACTTTATATAGTTCTGGATCAGTAATTTTTGAAATTGGACTGAAATGTGTAAGAGTTTCTAAATTGCATTTGAGTGCTTGTAGCCCGCCTGTTGATTTTACTCCTTCAATAAATTCATCCACATAGACTTTACAGTTTTCTTTATACATATTTTCATACAATTTCTCGCACAAATTGTGATTTAACAAACCATATTCTGAATCCAAATCTATTCTCGCCATATGCAAACCTTCCATTTCTTCCATTGTTGGATATGGATTTGTTTTAATAAAAGACTCAAGTCCTACTGGAACTACATACTGTTTTGGCACTTCGGTTGACTGCATTATTTTCGTTTGATTTGTACAAATATTATAAATCAAAGATTTTATTTCAATTTTATGGAGCCTCCACTCGCTCCATTCGTGAAGGTGGAGACAAATGTTTTGCTCAACTTTTTTGAAAAGTTGATGTGGAAAGAGTTTTGCTCAACTTTTTGAAAAGTTGATGTGGAAAACCAGTTAAAGATATAACCTTATATTAATAACAAGACACCATTTTATATGACTGAAACAGATAACCAATTTTACAAAATACATATTCATAATCGTGCTTACACGAGTTGGACATTATTTATGCCACATAATTTCAAAGAAGCTGTAGTGCCTGATTTAAATCCAGCTGAAACCAAAATGTTTAATAATGATGTGTTTATGATGGTTGACTCTGAAGTGACTATTGTACACTCTACAGTTCGTGTTTCTGACTCCTTAGCAGGTGTCCTTGTTCTAAAAGGGAATAAAACATATGGCCGGAGTAAAAACGGTAAACTACTTTATAAATGCATTCCTGATGATCTTCGGATTCCAGCCTTCTTGGTGCCTTATGAAATTAAAAATATGGGGTTTTCCAAAGTGTTTCAAAATTTGTATATAACCTTCCATTTTTCTGAATGGATTGATAAACATCCACTTGGAGTTCTTGCGCATGTAATCGGACCAGTGGATGTATTGGACAACTTCTATGAGTACCAACTTTATTGCAAAAGTTTGAACGCATCTATTCAAAAATTCACCAAGGACACAAGCAAAGCATTGAAATCGCAGCCTCACGATGCCTTCATTGAAAATATCAGCGCAAGATATCCAAGCATTGAAGATCGGACGAACGGGTTCAATGTCTTTACAATTGACCCTCAAAACAGTGTGGACTTTGACGACGGCTTTAGTCTTCGGGTTCTTGATAACGGTCAGAAAATGTTGAGTATTTATATTGCCAATGTCACCTTATGGATGGATATCTTGGGTCTATGGGATTCTTTTTCGCGACGTATAAGTACTATCTACTTACCAGATAGGAAACGGCCTATGTTGCCAACGATTTTGTCTGATTGTCTATGTAGTCTTCAGGAAAAAACAACGCGTTTGGCTTTTGTTATGGATGTTTTTATTGAGGGGGAAGGACGTGAGATCAATATTGTGGACATTAAATATTCTAACTGCAAAATTAGAGTTTATAAAAATTATTGTTATGAGGGCGCCGACCTTCTTGGAAATGAGAACTATCAAGAACTCTTTGCTTTAAGTAATCAGTTATGTCGCAAATATAAATACATTAATAATGTGCGCAATAGTCACGATGTTGTCAGTTACTTGATGATATTGATGAACTATCATAGCGCAAAAGAATTGGTTGCCAAAAAAAGCGGGATTTGTCGGTCAACTTTTGTAAAAAAGGGAGTTCAAGTTCCAGAGGATTTGCCGGAAGATGTTGGAAAATTCATCAAAATATGGAATAGCAGTGCAGGTCAGTATTTGGATGTGGCTTCTCTTAAAGACGGAGATGTATTTTCACACGACATATTGGAAATGGACGCGTATATTCATATTACTTCGCCCATTCGGCGTCTTGTGGACTTACTTAATATGATAAAAATTCAGCAAGTAAACGATATTCTTAAAATGTCTGATGATGCCATTGCATTCTATGATAAATGGATATCTGACTTGGAATATATTAATATTACTATGCGTTCTATAAGAAAAATACAGTGTGACTGTTCATTACTTGATATTTGTAATAATGATCCTAAAATTATGCGCAAATCATATAACGGTTACGCCTTTGACAAAATTGCGAGGAATGATGGTTTATTTCAATATATTGTTTACTTGCCTGAACTAAAATTGACTTCCCGAGTAACAATGCGTGAAAATCTGGATAATTACCAGGCAGGTAAATACAAACTTTATTTGTTCAATGATGAAGAGAATTTCAAGAAAAAAATCCGAATACAATTAGTATAATATTTTCAATATTTAAAACAAAAAATTAGACAATGTCTAGTTTAATATAATGAATTTATGGCTTACCTTGATTCCTTAGTTCCTTAGTTCCTTGTTTCCTTTCTTCCTTGCTTCTTTTGTTGAAGTTATGCTCACCTATAAGTTACCTTATTCTTCCTTGTGCTTCTTCAGAAGCGCAAGTAGCTTGCTGCCTTTCTTGGGAATTTCCTGCAAAATCTGAATATCTTTTGATGCAACATTCTTGTGCTTCATCAGAAGAGCCATTAGATGGCTACCTACCTTTGGCTTATGGCTCTCTTCTGTAGCATTCTTGTGTTTCATTAGAAGCTGATATAGCTTGATTCCTTTCTTGGTTATCTCGGGTTCTGTTGCTCGGGTAAAGACTGAGCTGGCTATTTCAATTTGTTCACTTCCAACTGCTTTCAAACTTCCTGGGAAGAAGCTACTGGCGCGTTATACCGAGTAACTTTTTAATTTAAGTCAGACTGATTCGCAGTCCCCACAAAGCTGTGTATTTCTTTAGGTCACCTTTTGTAGACCCCTCCCGGTTAAGGGCAAGCTGTTGTCCTGTAAGGCAGCTTGAATCAATATGGCGAATAGCAGAAGACAAGCCACAGCTCACGTCAACAACCTCATTCCATATTGGTTCCTCTATTTCAAGGAACTCTACCTTATCCATCTTAGCTTTTAATTTTTTCAATTTTTTCCAAGCCAAAGAAAATTTGAAATAAAATTTGAATTACTAATTTTTCCACTTACTAGCCTTATGGTTAAAATCTAATGGAATTATTCCTTCCTTGATTCAAAATTGATACTCTTAGTAAAATATTCCTTCCTCAGTTATTAACAACAAGTGAAATGTCTTGTAAAAATTAGTAAACTTAAATTTTGGCGTGATCTAAATAAAATTGAAATAAATTCAAAAACTAATTCTAACTGTACAATTCCAATCAATTCAAAGCAATTTAAAGCAACAATGAACGTTAAAAGAGAGAACCCAATTAAAAGCGGAGGAGCAATCCAAAGCAGTGGAGGAGGAGGTAGAATTCCTCAAGCAAGCGTTTCTTCGCTTGAATCTGCTCTAACAAGAAGCCCCAAGATCCTCTACGAAAACGAAATCGCTGCCGCCAAAGAAGTTCTACACTTCTGCTTGGAAACTGATATCAAGTGGTTCGTCCTTCTTGCCCAAATGCAGTCTGGCAAGACGATGACGTACTACTTTATCACTGCAGAGATGATTCGTCTAGGAAGAGTTGAGAAGGGTGTCATCTTCAGTGGCAGTGCAGAGAAGGAGCTCAAGAAACAGGTAGAGAATTCCAAGGCGGAATTCTTCAAAAAGTATGAAAAATATTTGGTAAATGAAGAAATAATGAGTGCGTCGGATGCGGAATGGATGTGCGACTGTACTGACACAGAAGACGAAGCTTGTTTTGCTAACAAGATTAAAGTAGTCTGGTCTGGTGATCTCAAAAGATACGAAGAAAACCCAATGAACACCTTCTTCGTATGGGAAGAGAGTCACTACGCACAGAACCAAGGTATGCGTCCAGGCCATTTTCTTAAAAAAATCGGTGTTTGTCCTACAGGCGACCCAGAGCATTTGAACCAGATCGGAAGCTATCTGCTGTCTGTTTCGGCCACGCCATTCTCTGAAATCAGTGATCAAATTCACTTGAATCAACACAAGAGAGTCATACGAATGATCCCAGGCAGGGCTTACTACGGTGTGGAAGATATGATTTCAGGTAACAAGATCAGGACGTTCAAAAAATGGGAGGAATGCCTACCGGTTGCTCTTGAGGCGCACAAGTGTGATACTCCGAAGTGGGTCATCATTAGAGGAGAGAAAGGTGACAGGATCAAAGAGATTGCGGAAGAGCACGGATACGAAGTACTAGACTACAACAGCAAGGCTAAGGAGCTGGACCTTAGATCTCTTCAGCGTCCACCGAAAGTCAATACTGTCATACTCTTGAAAGGGATGCTTAGAATGGGCAAGCGGCTCCATAAAAAGCATATTTCGTTTATGATGGAGACTTCTAGATCATCTGGTGCAGACGTCGTTTTGCAAGGTCTTATTGGCCGCGGATGTGGTTACGATGCGAATCCTGATACAGTATTCTATGTTCACGAGAGCGTTGTTGAGAGCGAGTACCTTGAGGACTACGTCAACTATATGGTTTACGGCAAAGAAATTCTGCCTCGTAAGGCCAAGAACATTGTTTCGGTTGGAACTGCAAGGAGCGACTTGTACGAGATCATTCCAATCAAGCTTGGTGTGTGGGCTTGTGAGTTATCAAGAGATGAGATTATTTCTGCAGTTAGGACTTCATTTCAACACGGAGAATATGATAACTACAACACTAACGAACAGCTCACTGAAATATCACGCCAAGTAATGGGATTCACAAATCAGCAGTTCAAGATTGCCCACGTGAAAAGGGACAACACAACTTACGATGAAGTGCCTTCCAAGATTAGGAGTTCTATTGATAATAGAACTCCTATGAAGCTTGGTTCAGGTTGTGGTATTAACGCAGCTGGAACAGAGCTTGGTATATTTGTCTTTGATGAGGACTACAACCGTCTTGGAATCTCAAGAGGTGATGTTTACCTGGATGCCCGAACAGAATACGGATCTGCCGAACAGAATATGCAGAAGAGAATTGCTAAGACGAACAAGAAAGAGGTCTTTTGCAGATCCATTGATGATTTGGAGGCTGCTCAGCAACCTGCACCAGCACCAACTCATTCTTATGCTTATGCTTCTGCATCAAGTCGCTCTTCTGCTTCGGCTTCGGCTTCGGCTTCGGCCTCTGATGCTGCAGAGTCAGAACCAGAACCAGCATCTCAACAAGCTCTTACTAACCACATTCATAACTTTCAACTAACCACTACAAGCGTTACTACTTTCCAAGTTATTAGGAATCGCAGGAGGATTCAGGTGAAGAAGATTGGAAGCAAGACGAAGGCCAAGCTCGTGCTCATTGATGACGCCTAAGCGCATACAAGATTCGTAGTTGTTAGGAGTTTTAGTTAAATCAAGATAGGATCAAGGAACTAGGAACTAGGAATAAGGAACGAGGAATAAGGAACGAGGAACTAGGAACAATGAAAACAATAAGGTAAGTCATAATTCATTATATATTCAATTAGATGTTGTCTAATTTTTTCCATCTAATATATATACTCAGTATGGTAAAATATGTTGTTGCAATTCCCACTTATAATAGGTCCGATGTTATAGGTAAAAAAACACTGATGACTCTGAAAGATGGTGGCGTTCCTAGGTCTGTCATATATTTGTTTGTCGCCAATAAGGCTCAGGAAAAAATCTATGAACAAACTGTACCCAAGGAACTTTATGGTAAAATTGTGGTCGGAAAACTCGGCATTGCAAACCAACGCAAATTCATTGTCAAATATTTCCCTGAAGGTCAATATGTTGTCTCTTGTGATGATGATATTGAGGCCTTAGAAGAATTGCGAGGAGAGAAACTTTCCAAGATCAAGGACGTCAATGGCTTCTTCTTAGAGGCTTACCAGATTTTGAAAGAAAATGGGCTTTTTATATGGGGTATCTATCCTGTTCGCAATCCATTTTTTATGCAGAAGGGTTACACAGATGGTCTCAAATTTATTATTGGCGTTATGCGTGGGTTTATTAACCGTCATAGTAAAAAACTTGAGCCAAATGCGCATTCCGAGGGAAAAGAGGATTATGAGCAGAGCATATTGTATTACAAAATGGATGGCGGAGTATTACGTTTTAACGACGTCACGTGTAAAACGAAATTCAATGCTAAGGGTGGTCTTGGCCAAGATCGTTTTGAAATGAACAAGTTGGCTGCGGAATATTTACAAAAGACTTATCCGGATTTTGTTACTATAAAACACCGGAAAAATGGAATGACCGAAATTAACTTGGCACGGTTACCTAGGGTGGAATAGGTTGTTTATATAATAAAATATAAAAAGTTATTATATTATATGAACCATACAAAAAGACATTTTAAAAAAACTCATAACAAAACACACAAAACACATATATTAAAATTAAGGGGAAAAAAAATTGTAAAATGTATTGAAAGTGAAATTTTGTGTGTAGGTGCAGGTATATCTTCTGCGTATATGTGTTACCAGTTAAAAGAACACGGTGTACATTCTAAAATAAATGTGATTGAAGCATCAGATATTATAGGTGGTAGATTAAGAAGCGTTTATTCTAATGTTAATGGTGATGAAAAAGTTTCATATGACGAATTAGGTGGTATGAGAATTTTTGAGGATGATGTAATGAAACCCATATATGATATTATAAAAAAATTTAATATAAAAACAGTAAAGGTTAGTTTAGATGACAAAAATAATATTTTCTTTTATAAGAATAAAATTTATAAAAAACCAGATGTGCGTTTAAGTAATGGAATGACAATTGATGAATTTGAAGATTTTTCATTAGCAAATTTAAAAAAGGAATACCCTAATTTTAAAAATACAGATGTATATGATTATGAACACTTAGAAAAAATGAGTGTTCGGCAATTTTTAAAAAAATATGCTCACGCAAATAATAGAGATATAGACTTATGGTTTTCTTATTCTGGGTATGATTCTTATGCAAGCGATATTTTAGTTGGAGTATGGTTATATGATAAAGATTATTATACTAGCAAAAATTCGGATATTCAAGAATATATTAAATCTGGAATTGTTACAATTGTGCAAAAATTATTTCAACATAGTAATGCAGATATAACATATAATACAAAAGTTATATATATAGAAAAAGATAAAAATGGGATGAATATTGTTCATACAATGAATGATAAACATCAGTACACCTGTTACAAGTGTAAATATCTTGTATTAGGAATAACCCCAAAATCTATCAATGAAATAAATACTATTAAGCCTCTCCCAATAATGAGAGAAAGATTACAAATGATTAAACAAGTTAAACAAATGCCTTTATTTAAATGTTTTTTAAAATGGGATAAAGATAAGGTTTGGTGGGGTCCAGGAAAAAAATATAAATCTGGTAAATCTGTAACGGATCTTGTTTTACGCCAAGTTCATTATTACAACAATGAAGATATATTAGTATACAATAGCGGTAAATATGCTACTAAATTATATAAATTGTTTTCAAAGAATCCAGCAAAAGCTGCAAAATTTGTATATTATTGTATACAAAAAATGCACCCATTCCCTATTCCTGAACCAAATTATGTATACACTATTTATAAATATTGGCCCGATGATCCTTATTGGAAAAAAAATACAAATGTAAATGAAGCTGTTTATCTAATTCCAAATGGTAATATGGATAACTCACATATTTATATTGTAGGGGACTCCTATTCAAAATTACAAGGGTGGATTATTGGTTGTATAAATAGCGTTGATATTGCACTACCATTACTATTAGAGAATATGTCATTGTAATATTCATTCACCTGCATTACCCTGTCTCAAATTCTTCACTGTCTTATTGTGTTTGACCATCTGTTTCTTGGTCATATGCTTTGTCTTGTGCCAGATCTGGGTTCTTAGATAACACACAATGGATAAGCGCTTTACATCCTTAGATCCAGGATTCATTTTCAGGTTACCGTGCCATTGATGAACATCCATCATCAATACATCTCCTGATCGGACATCCACACCGATGCCATATTGGGGGAAGCAAGTCTCTGCGCCCTCGTATTTTCCATCTTCTATGACTGCTAAGTTACCAAAACCTTCTGCGTCGTCTCCTTTGTCCTTATGCAAAGTGGTCTGGAAATTGACGTTGGTTGTTACAGTTGTGAAACACGTACCAGGGATTTTGAATGGAGTTTGCTTGGCCTTCTTGCATTGGTTTTTGTATCTATCAGGAACCAAACTTAAATATTGTTGATCAATTTCCTTGATAAGTGGAACCATCTTCTTGAACTTTTCTGGATAATCGGTATTGAATCTGGTTTCACGCACTGTTAACTGGATTTTCTTGCCCTGTTTTTTCATTATTTCTTTTTGTTTGGGAGAGAACTTATCAAAGTATCCCAAAATATTGGACATCACCTTTGGATTTTCCCATACATTCTTCTTTTTGCTTCCGCTCGTGGATCCACGATTTGCGGTTGTTTTCATTGCGAACTTGATAACATTATCATAGAACTCCTTGATATTTGCCTGTTTTAATACACCTTTTCTAAACTTCAATAAGAGTTTGCCATCTTCTGTGTAAACGTCGGCATCGTGGTCTATGACAATATCAATATCGCTTGGTTTGACATATGTGTTTGCTAATGTTAACATTTTTTCGTCGCTAATATTTTTGCCAACGTGATATACCATTACATTTCCCTTTTTCTCTTTTTTTATCAACATATAAGCCTTATATATTGATAATATATTTTATTTTATTTTTCAATGGTAACCTCTTTTGCCACGTTGGTGATAACCTTATTAAACAAGGCGTCGTCTTCTTCTGCATCAAAACCACCTGTGCATTTACGAACAATAGTCATATACTGATCGTGTTTTTTTGTTTTGATGTCCCTTGAATCAGGATTTTGATCCATCCATTCGTGGATTTGTTTGAAGTTGCGCCCGGCAATATAATGAATAGCCTTCTTCATTTTCTTTTTGTCTTCGTCCTTCTCCCAAACATTATTATCTTTGACATACATTACTTCGCGCTTCAAATCACTGCAATGAATTGGGCGCTTATAAACATCTAGTTCTCTCAAACCTCTTAAGAAAATATCACTGACACCCTTGACATAACCAACTTTACCTGTATTTTCTAGATCTTCCAAATTTAGATGCAACGAATTCACGAAGTCCATAATATCTAGTGCATCTTTGCATTGCTCGTTCAAGAAGAAGTTCATATTGAATTTCTGATTGTTGTTATTAATAGTATTGTTATTGTTGACTGTCATTGATTTTTCTTTACATAACTCAATTACTTGCTTTTGCAGTTCTTGGTTTTGTTCTATAACTTTCAGAAACATTTGTTTAATATCAAGACTATCATCTTGCTTCTTTTCTATTATGGCATTACTAGTAGTATTTTCTTGATTATATATACAAATCTTTTTATGTTTGCATAAACTTGACATATGTTTATAAATATTGCCACATTTACAATGAAAAGTATTATTTTTTTTATCAGTAGTTAAATTAATTAGCCTAATATGTTTTGATGTTATAATATGACGTTCATAACCTTGTTTTTTACAGCATTTAAAATCACAAGTTTCACAAAAGAATTTATTGTTTTCATCAGTAGTTTTTTTATTATCCATTTTAGTCTATATTATACTAATAAAAAAACTTCTAAACGAAAATAAAAGTATTTTAATAAAAATATTTTTATTTGTTTTTTTTATATATTTTTTATATTAAACTTTAGGGCGTTTAATGTAGTTTTTTCGTTAGCCATTATTAGTCTAAATTAGCCCAAATTAGTATTTTGAGATTTATGTAGATATTAAATTAATATGTTCATTTTAAATTATTATCATAATACAATACATTATAATTTATGTAGTTTTATTAGACTGTTATAGTTTTTCTATTAGCCAAAATTAGCAATTGCTACTGCTTCGCCAAAAATCACAGAAAAAATAACTGTGATCATAATTGAATTTCCCAAAAACGGAAATAAGAGCATTATCATCACACACGAAAAATCAAGAAAACGCCTTTTAAAACTCCAATGGCCAGGGCCATTTTTGGACATTTATTTTTGTCCAAAAGGCCAATTCCTTTTGACTTTTTGGACCGAAAAAATCGTTAACTTTCGATATCCCCAAATTCCCTAGTTTCCCTTGTTATTTTATAAACCATATAAGATAACAATATTTACAACATAGCTCCGGTTTCTAACAGCATAAAACCACGATCCTACTTTTCTAATTTAGAAGATACCAAACATTTTTTGAATTCAGCCTTCTTGTTTTTTTCATAATTTTCTATAAATAGTTCCAGTTCCTGGATATCAATTTCAGGGAGCTCAACGTGGGATTCCCAAAAGTAACGACAAAATGCCCACATAAATTCGCAGTCTACAGGATACCAATCTTTATGCTCAGTAAGAAGTTGTGAGCATAAATCGTGTGGCAACATATTTAGACTTTTACAAGGCAATACATAAGCGAGTTGAACCAGAGGCGAAACGTGTTTGAATTCATTGGGTTTGATCAGTTGGGTTTCAAAATAGGGAATATAGTTATACAAATCCTGGAAAAGTGGAGGATAATTGTGTTTATAATTCCAACGCCAATCAGCACATCCAGTGGTGTAATATTTCATAGTCCATTCCAGGCCCTCCAAGTAGTTTAGCGAAATCTGCCTCAACCGATCATCATCATTATCCACCTTTAAGAGTGCCTTATAATAACGTTTTTGCCATCCGTCTTTGGAAGGATCCACGTATTTTTCAAGTTCTCTTTCGTAAGTGGGGATTGCTTCAAACTTGATGTATTTTTGCTCAGGAGTTTCCGTTGGGTAATAACGGCGCTCCATCTTATTTCGTTGATTGAGTTCAGCCTTGATGTATTCTTCTTCTTGTTCAGCAAGGAATCCGACCAAACTTCGCACATTTTTCCAATAAATGGTCTTCCCATCTGTCAAGTTTTCATTTGTTCCTCCGATGGTTGCCTTGTATGCGTTAATGAGCTTATCAATTCCACCTGTTCGGATATTTGCAGCAGGGAAATGAGGCAAAAAGTCATTACCCAAAAAGAAACATAAGAATATATAATCATATATTCGGTTCTTTTGTTGTTCGGAAGTAAGTTGTTCACCATTGTTCATATTCAACGTAATAATGGATGCTAGTTCAGGAATATCCATTAAATATGTCTCATTCGGCTCCAACGAAGAATCAATGGTCTTGATAAACTCTGGCGTCTCTCTGAAAAGATAGATTTTTTGACTAATTGGCAAGTGATTTATAGAAAGCATAATAAGATCAGCATCTAAACCATATATAATAGTAGTCTGATCCTTATGTTCCTCCGGATGACTACGAATATGTTGAAATAATTTGTGTTCTCCCTCTCCTGCATCAAAAGAAGTAGATATTATGATCTTTTGTAAATTCAAAAGGCCCAACATTTTGGGACTACTAAAATGCTCGTGAATTTTATTATTCAAATCGCTCATAAAGGTTGTACCAGGTGTAATCGCAGTGGTATTCCAGGGATCTGGTCCTATTTTTTTTAACATTGAGCTGGATATTTGAGCCTGATACCAGGTTTTGTATCTGCGAATGCGTTGTTGCTCAAGTTTTGCAACAGGTGCGACGCCATCAAACGCAATATAGACACAGTTATCCGGTTCAATAATTTGAATATAAGATATTATCTTGTCTATAACGCTTTGAATAATAATAGTTGTTGTGTTCGGCTTGTTGAATGATTCAGGATTTAGATTCCTGACGACATCATAAATAATAGAATTGCAGTCCATATATAAATTATTGATTGCTGGTGAACCTTTCTCCAGTTTTCTAATAATATGACTATGATTTCTTACAATATATGAAAAGTATGCAGGTATTCCCATTGTTATCTGATTAATTTGTAGTCAAACGTTTAATATTATTTAATATATATTCAAAAACCAGGTATAAAGAATTGCTATTGATTTTGAATTTAATTATAGAAATATAAATAATATGAAAGGAAATAAAAATAAGTGTGCCAATAATATTTCTATTTCTATTTCTGAGGCAAATGGCACAGCCCAGAAAAATACACAAAATGTACATTCGGATATTATTCCGATTATAGAAAAGAAGTGCACCTTTTTTTACGATATTGTTCAAAAAACCTTATTGAATGTTCAAAGAAATAAGTCCTACGATATTTTAGGAACAAGTGAAGTATGTTCTTGTATACATAATTTAAGTATTATTAATGATAAGATTGATCATCTGAAGTCAAATATGAATAATATGAACAAAGAAGAAATAACTACTACTCTTCAATCTATCAATAATGATTTATCTCTCTTGTTTAAAATACACGGTACTGATTCATTAGATGACTTATTTACAGTATGTTTTGGGAATAACAACAATATAATAACCTCTGAAGATGATGTAAATAAATATGAACTTTTAAGGAAATATTTTCATCCAACTGGATACAAAGTAGTCAATATTATTCAAAAAAAAGAAAATAAAGGAGTAACGATTGATGATGAGGTCAGCTTGGATAAGATGAAAAATTTAGACTGCCAAGATATATCACATAATATGAAGCAGTTTCATATGAAAGTATATGGTGTAAAGTTGTATATTTATCATAGTTTTTTAAAGAAGAATTTGTTCATTTATGGGATATTGGATAACGTGATGGTTAGTTATTTGAATAATCCATATATAAATAATAAACTTGCAAAAATCCGGAAAAATTTGCCAGATAGTGAAGAGTTTAAAAATTTGAGCTTTCAGTATTTTTTAAGTTCACTTACATTGAGGGATTATTTGATAACAGATCATTCTTCTCAAGTATACGAAAAATATATTGGAATATTAACTACTCACAAAAGTCTTAAACAGAAGACGCTAAGTAATTTAGTAAAGGACTTTGTAATAAATGACTTATTTAGCAAGCGCAATACAATCATTCAGTTACTAATTCAATCGGTTAATTATGAAAATAAATATTTGGCTTATTTATTGTATGATCTTCTCTCCAATGATGTAAATGGAAATATAGATAGCCATGAACAAACAACATTATATGATAGTTTTCCTTGGGCAATCAAACAGTATTTTAAAGATGCGATGAAAAAAACAATTGAATATACGAATGAGCTGTCTAATTTTGATATCAATAAAATACCATTAGAACAACAAATATGTTTATTAAAAGCGAATGATAATGTGAAAGAAAAGGCGATGATGAAATTGAAAGAGGTAAAGGCAAAATCTGAAGACAGTGGTTCAAAAGCCAGGCAATATTTGGATGGTTTATTGAAAATCCCTTTTGGAGTATATACAAAAGAACCTATTATGAATTTAATGGGTCAAAATAATAGGTTATTTATAGAGTTGTTGAGAGAAAACAATGAACAACAAGATTATCAATTAAAAGAAAAATACACCAGTCTTGAAATGGTAAAATATTTGAATGAACTAGATATTCAAGATTTGAGTGTTTTAAACGACTATAGTAAAACAAAACTTATTTCTATTTCAACAAATATTAATGAAATAATTAGCTCAAATTCTTTATCTTTTGGTAAAATAAAACAAACTGGTAAAAAAGAGAATATCAAGACATCTATAAGTGAATTTATTGACTTTTGTAATAGTAGCAACGAGAGAAAAATTTCTAAAAACCTATTTTTGGAAGAGAAAGTCAAGACCAAAGTTTCAAAAATTAATCATAACTTTAATGAAATTCAAAATTATATGAAAGATATAAAGAACATTCTTGATAAATCTGTTCACGGTCATAATAACGCCAAGAAACAAATAGAACGCATTATTGGCCAATGGATCAATGGTTCTCAAGATGGTTATTGTTTTGGATTTGAAGGTCCTCCAGGTGTAGGTAAAACTTCTCTCGCAAAGCGGGGACTAGCAAACTGTTTGAAGGATGAAAAAGGAGAAAGCCGTCCATTTTCAATGATTCAAATGGGTGGTGATAGTAATGGAAGCACACTTCACGGACATAACTACACTTATGTAGGTGCTACTTGGGGGTCTATTGTGCAAATTTTAATAGACAGCAAATCAATGAATCCAATTATATTGATTGATGAAGTGGATAAGATTTCAAAAACAGAGCACGGTAAAGAAATTGTCGGAATTTTAACCCATTTATTAGATCCTGCGCAAAATGATTGTTTTCAAGATAAGTACTTTAGTGGTGTAGACCTTGATTTATCAAAGGCTCTGTTTATTCTCTCTTACAATGATGTAGACGCAATAGATAAGATTTTGTTAGATCGTATTCATCGTGTGAAATTTAGTAATTTATCAATGGAGGACAAGTTGATTATTTCAAAGGATCATATATTGCCGGAGGTGTATAAAAAGATGGGATTAGATGGAATTATAGAGATTTCTGATGACATAATAAAATTTTTGATTGACGAATACACTTGTGAGGCTGGTGTGCGTAAGTTGAAAGAGGTCTTGTTTGAAATTGTAGGTGAAATTAATTTAGATATATTAAAACAAGATGTGACAAGCAATATCAAAATACCGATTATTATTACAATAGAAGACATAAAGACCAAATATTTTAAGGACAAACCAGATATTAAAGTAAAGAAGATCAATGAAAAAAGTGAAGTCGGCATTATAAATGGATTATGGGCGAATTCAGTTGGTCAAGGTGGAATTATACCTATACAAGCTCAGTGGCGCCCAAGCAATAAGTTTTTGGATTTACATTTAACTGGAATGCAGGGTGATGTTATGAAAGAGTCAATGAGTGTGGCAATGACGTTGGCGTGGAAACTAGTCCCTTATGAAATTAAAAAATGGATCCAAGAGGATAACATAAAAGATGGAATACATATACATTGTCCAGAAGGATCAGTACCAAAAGATGGCCCATCAGCTGGTGCAGCAATAACAACAGTGATCTATAGTTTGTTCACAAACAAGAAGATTAAAAATACTATTGCGATGACAGGAGAGATTTCATTGGATGGTTCTATTACACAAATAGGGGGTCTTGATTTGAAAATCTTGGGAGGAATCAAGGCTGGAGTTAATGAATTTATTTATCCAGAAGAAAATGAGAAGGATTACCAGAACTTTGTGGAGAAATATAAGGATAGTGACTTGATAAAAGATATTGTTTTCCATAAGGTTACAAAAATAGGAGAAGTATTTAAAATATTGTTTGAAGAAGATTAATGTCTGAGTTAAAAGAAAATATAATAATAAAATATTATCATTTATTATTATATGAGCGCTAATAAATTATTTAACTTTTCACCACAAGATATGGAATTTTTAAAGGGGTATAAATTAGATCAATCTGCTGTGTCCTTTGGTAAACCAAAGAATGTGGTAGAGTTTCTTGTTTTTTTCTCCCCAATATTTTTTGCAATAATAATTCTTGGAATGTCATTTATATTTCAAAACGTCAAGGGTTTTATTTATTTAGGGTTCCTTCTAGGAATTACCTACTTTAGAGAGATACTTTATTATATGTCTGGAGCAAATAAGTTTCAAAATCAAAACAATGTATGCACAATGGTGAAATATAGTGATTATGACAATGGTGGATATAATATTTTCATTTCCGCATTTTCAGCGTTTTATTTGTGCACTCCTATGGTATTTTACAATGAGCTCAACTATATGGCTCTAGGTGGGTTATTGGCGTATATAATGACTATTTGTGGAGTATTAACAAACAGCAAATGCATTGATGGATCAATGGCAATTATTAACGTTATTTTTGGTGGAATTGCCGCAATTATTATTGTTACATTGATGTACGCAGGCGGATCGGGCAAGTATTTATTTTTTAATGAGTTGTCAAGTAATAAAGATGTTTGCACAATGCCTACGAAACAAACATTCAGGTGCTCAGTTTATAAAAATGGAGAATTAGTTGGAAGCAGTACAACTTGAAAATAGTAAATACTTTATGCAAAATTTTGTATGTTTGACATTATCCATTGTTTGAATGGAACTAATAACAACTTGCGTTGAAAAGAATCCGCCAATAATTGCATATTGCCTTTTGTTTGGTAAACAGAAACAAATTGATTGAAAACATTGATTATATTTTGATCTTTATATAAGTCGCTAAGCGCATCATTAATGAAAAGCGGTTTCCCTTTGCGTTTATTTACAATGTTGTGAAATAAAAATAACATATTTTTCAGATCTGTTTTTGTTTTAATCCCGGCAACATTGATATTTTTCCAAAATTGAGTTGAATGTTGGGAACATTCTGGACAAGGCAAAACTGAACATATTCTTTTTAGAAAAAAGATAAACTGGGGCATTAATACTGGAAATGCTTCTTCATTCATTTTTTCGGCAAGAGTATGAAATAATGTCCATGTAGGTGGCCCCCACTGATTCGGTGACATAATATAACTATGAAACAAAATAAATATAAAGATATAATGTAATTTTATATAATATTACTAAATGCCGAACTATACTATTGAAGGTGGAATCAATTTTTATGAAGAATTATATAAAATGTTGGATGAGGAGTCACCAACCAATGAACAATCTCAAGATGTGTGCTTAATAACAAATATGCCACTAACAGAGAATTTTGTAACATTAGACTGTAATCATAAGTTCAACTATATGCCATTGTTCAACGATATTCGGAATCATAAGAAGAAATTCAACTTATTGGAATCTCATAAACTAAGTAGTAGTGAGATCCGTTGTCCTTATTGTAGAAATAAGCAGAAGAAGCTTTTGCCTTATTATGAGAGTATGGGATTGTCTATGAAAGTTACAGGGGTCAATGCAATGCCTGAACCTCCTCCCGGATATCAAGTGGGGACATGTTGTTATTATCCTCCAGAAAACAACCAGTCTCAATTTTGTTCAAACAATGTTATTTTATTAGATTTGAATAATAAGACGTATTGCAGTCATCACTATTCATATGCGAGTTATAATGTTAAAAAGGCTGCTGCCAAGAAAGAAAAAGAAGATGCAAAACAAAAGGCAAAGGAGGAGATGAAGAAGGCCAAAGAAGAGGCGAAACAAAAGGAAAAAGAAGCAAAGCAGAAGGAAAAAGAAGAAGCCAAACAGAAGGCCAAGGAAGAAAAACAAAAGGCTAAAGAGGAAGCGAAACCAAGTGCACCTAAGAAAAAGGCAAAGCTAGAGCCCAAAGTAGATACAGAGACAGGCTCAACATCAAACCCAACCCCAAAGACTATTAGTAACTTAGAAACCGAAACCGAAACTGAAAACACAGTTATTAGTTCATCCACTTGCAGTCAAATGGTGAAGTCTGGACCAAACAAGGGTCATCAATGTAAATGCAAAGTATATATGTCGTTGTTGTGCAAAAGGCATTATTCTGCATTGGTGCCCACAAACATTGGACCATTATAAATAAAATATCCACAAATTCTACAACTAGATGATTAGAAATAAATTTTGATATGTTAATATTTTTATTAATAATACTATAATTTTAAAATTATAATCTAAAAATAAAATACTATTTAGATTATAATAAATGGAAACCAAAGAAGAACTAGTTACTATCATCAAAGAATGGATCAAAATGGACAATGAAATAAGCGCCCTTCAAAAAGAGATGAAAGAGAGAAAAGATAAGAAAAAGACATTATCCGAAGGATTATTGGCCACAATGAAGAAGAATAACTTGGATTGTTTTGATATTAATGGAGGTGCACTCTTATATAAGAAGAGCAAAGTTAAGAAGCCTTTAAGTGGAAAAACATTGATGTCTGCATTGCAAGAATATTATAAGAGTAATCCAGAAACAGCTGAAGAAGTAACAAAATTCATAATGGATAGCAGGGAAGAACAAGTAAAAGAAACAATTAAGCGTAAAATAGATAAATAAATAATACAACTAATAATTAATGTTACCGATTAATAAGCTTTTCCATAATGACTTTAAAGATGCTGCAATGAAACATTTATTTGAAATGCAAAGAATAAAAGAAAGTAGACGTATTGATGATGATGATGATGATAGTGATGGCGAAGAATTTAAAAAAAAATTTGAGGAAGAATATTTTGAACTACAACAAAAAATGAATGAAATATTTGAGTTGAATGAACAATTAGAATCGGAAAGTTATTATGATAAAAACGAACAAAATATTTGTGGTGAATACAAATATGATATAGATAGTATTACTACTACTAATCTTGTAGATTATTTAAAAACCCATTCTTTCCCGAAAAAGATTCATATTTGCCCATTTCAAGTAAATACAACAGGATTGAAACCATTTCTTCAATTTTTTTTAAGAAAGTGTCCAGACGACCATCCTACTAGTCCAAATAAACTAACATTTATGACGTTTGAAGGTCTACAATCATTTGATATTATTGTTAGTAAAAGTTATAATGTTTTACAGGCAGTTTTTATGTCTTATATGAAAATGCCATACTATCAATACAAAGGCTTTGTTCAAAACGAAAGTGGTGACGAAATAACTATTTTTTATGACTGTACAAGCTCAAAAATAGGAGTTCATTGTTTGCATAGTAAAAATGACCTATGGCTTACTTTAATGGATGAAATTATAAATGAAGGCAATGTATGTGATAATGAAATAGATTCTGTTGTCAAGGACTTTTTTTTAAATAATCCACAGTTCATTCATTTGAAGGATAATAATAACAAAATAATTGAAATTCCTAGCGTTGCTTATTCTTATGCACAAAATGAAAAAATAGAATTTGTATCACTAGTAGGTTTAAGTAGGAATATTGATCCAGTAGATGCATTTATGGGTCAATATTTTTATTTTACAAATTATGAAAATGCAAAAAACGAATTAATGGAACAACCTAAGAAAAGAAACGCTGTTATAAGGTTTGCATTATTTATGGGAAATAGTAAGATACCATTACATTTAAAAGACGAAAACTATGATAGTTCGGAAAAGACCCAACAGTTGTTATTGAAAGACCCAACATCAACAACAGAAGAGTATACTAATGTGAGAAGCTTAATTAAAGTTTCGGACCGAGATGGAAAATGGTCAGAATACTACGACAGCGTTTTAATTGGAGAGAATCTTTTAGAAGAGGACGCTAAATACAAGAAAAAATTACCTTATTTTGTGATTAAGACTTATGAACAACAAACTCCATTGACGTATCATATTATAAAAGTTTAATATTGCAAAGTCATACTAATTTTGCAAGTTGTATCATTAGATATATAATCATTTTTAATTTCTTAAATAATTATATATGGGAATATCCAGTACAACATTAATATCATTATTTGTGTTTTCATTAATATTTACATATGTCATTGTAAACATATTAGAATTTTACGGAGTTGGTGCAAATATTTATGGGTCATATATTGGGTTTTACTTGTTTTTATTGGTGAGTATTTTTGTTCTTCCTAGAGATTATCCGAGAGATATATTAAGACAACCATAACCATAATAGGAGTTATACTTTATTTGATGGGTCTGCATTTTTTGTCTCTTCAATAATTTTTTTCAAAGTGATTATATCTATTTTATCGGATAAGTTATCTAGAATTTCTTGATCAAGAGGTTCGCGTTGATGCAAATTGAAAAATGTCTTTTTGAACTCTACAACTGTATTCATATTTTTCTCATTTAGTTTACGCCTTTTAATATTTCTTACAATCTTATTGTGCTCCAATTCATTTTCACGAGATGTCTTATTATCATCATTGAACCAAGGATTGCGGAATGTTTCGGTAGATACAAGAACGTCACAAATTTCTGGTTTAAATATTTTATCAAAATCGGCAGAATGTTTGAATGAATTTTTAAATTGTCTAGTAATTTTATCTGGGATTACAGGACTTGTCTCCATAAGGCGATCAAATTCTTCTTTGCATATTTTGAGCATTTGATTTACGTGCATTCTCTCTTTTGGATGTTTAGCAAGTTCAATTTTGATGTTGCGGTAGAATTTGTCCCAAGCAATGCTGCTTACACGGTGTGCTTCGTTAAGTTGTGTAATTTTAAGAAACTGTTGAATAGTGCTAATAATTCCACCTAAAATATTTACACCTCCTACAACCATAGTGAAAAGTCCTTGGTATTGTTCTGGAACGCGCTGCTGAGCGAAGTTGGCAGTACCTGCAAGAGTTGAAATAATAATACAGGGAATAGTGTACCATGCATTTAAACTTGAATATAAAGTATTAGATTTTGAATGAAGCCATCTATAACACATGGCTTTATCCGCCCATTCAATTAATATTCTTTCGTGATCTACAGACCATTCACAATCTGGACTAGAAAGAAGATTGTTTATTTTAGAATCAACCTCGCTTGAACTATCGTGTTCTGCATCTGATGAGTTTATAATAGTTAACGCTTGACTCTCTGATACCTGATGTTCGTTATTGTTAGTTTGGCTAGACTCCATATTAAAGATAAATAAAATATAATTTCTACGAAACAAAATATAAAACTACCTATTTTTCAAAAAAATATATAACTATTGTATGGAAATAGAACATCGTTTAAATGAATTAAAAACCGAATTCTCTCAAATAACTGAATTAAAAGAAGAGAATACAAATATATTCCATATTTTGGAAGATAGAATTAATAAGCTTAAGTCAAGTTATAATGAATTTATTAGTAACAATAAACAAAATTTATTTGTTTTTGGTCTAGATTCTTTTCATTTTCAAGGTAAACTTATTGATATTGAATACGACGATACAAAACGCTTATTTAACGCAATTACAAATCGTATGTATTGTGAATATTATAAACTACATAAAATTATTAATGAATATGTTACTGACAACATAACTGATAAGAAAATACTAGAGGCGGCCAAGGTGAATAGTAATTTTCCGGTTTATAAAGATTTAGAACCATTTAAACAATACGACTTTAACTTTATTCAACAATTACACGAGTTAATAATTAGTATTTTACACTCATTATGTAGTTTTTTGATGACTAAAGAACACGATCTAAAGAACTACCAAAACAAAAATAAAACTGGTTTAAATATTGATAATTTTGTAAATACTTTTAATTTTAATAATGTGGTTATGAAAGAGAAAGTAACGCTTTTTATTACATATATTGAATTTTTCCATAAGTTGCATAGTAAGTATTTAAAACGTTTTACTACTAAAATACAATTGCTTATTAGTCAGATTAATTATGATATTAAATTTGAGGATGTTGGTAAACCAGATGCAGCTAAAAAGAATGTAATGCAAACTCTAAAAGATGAGATAAAGGATAAAACATTATTGAAAAGTTTAAAGTCTAATATGTCAGATAATGATGAGTTAAGTATTGGATCTGAATCGCAAAATCGGGTAATTGAAAAAAACCCAAGCGATGACTCATTTACAGACGAATCTGGTCGCTCAAATAGTGATGCATCTGAAAAAGAATACAAAGAGTCATCTATAGAAACTGAAGTTTCTATTTCAAAAACAAGTCCTAAGGTTCAGTTTTTTATTTCTGATGAGACACCACAAAATAATAATCCTAAGAATAACTTTGATACACCCAAAAGTATAATTAAAACTCCATTTCCTGTAAATATAGACTATAATTTAATAGAAGAACCTCCAAATAACAATGTTTTTTTTGACAATGAACCATTAGAGTTATTTGAACCACAAAATCCCAATGATGAATGTTTATCTGGACTTACAGTGGATAGTGAAGTTTATACACCTAGACTGTTATCTACTAGATATAACTTGCTGGAGCCTGAAAATTCAGATCAAGAAACCTCTGTTGTTGCAAAAGAAGTAGAAGCAGAAGCAGAAGTTGGATCAGAAGAAGAAGCAGAAGCAGAAGCAGAACCAGAACTAAACCTACAACTATTGTCAGAATCTGTTTCAGAACTAAATACTGAAAATATTGCTCTTTAAGTGGAATTACTATATAATTAAAAAATTGAACTAAAGTTAATTTAATATGTTAACCAATATAAAGCAAAATACAATGGAAAAGAAGATCACCAAGAAGCAAGAAGCGTATATGTGCACATTCAAAGATAATATTAGAGATAAGGCCGAATTATTAGGAATGAAGAATGACCAAATGAATGTATTGCTTCAATACATTTATGACTATGAGAAGCTGTCATTTGGGAAGGAGGATTTCACCAAAAGAAAGCGCGTGAAAAATGTTGTACCGATGTTTGAACTTTGTTGTGCAAAAAGAGCGAATGAGTCGCGATGCACACGAAGAAAGAAAGATGGAAGCTGTTATTGTGGAACTCATATGAAGGGCACCCCTCACGGAATCATTGACGACGAAGAAGGAAACAAAGAGGAGATCCAGAAAGTGGAGGTTTGGGCTCAAGATATAATGGGGATTATTTATTACATTGATAATGCTGACAATGTTTATCAAGCTGAAGATATTATAAGCAACAAACAAAACCCGAAAGTTATCGCAAAGTATGTGAAAACTGCAACCGGATTTAGCATTCCCGAGTTTGGCATTTAAATACTCCCTGTAAATAAATAACTCCCGTAAAATTTCAACAAATAAAAACTATTTTTTTAGTAATGGAAGAGATTACTAAAAAAATATTACACGATTCTGGCATTCATTTTGAAAATGAGGATGAATTAAATGGAATGCTTATTCCTAGGGAACAATTGTTAGACATAACCAAATACGATAATGTAAAGTCTCAAATACCTGAACTAAAGAAAATATTTAGTTCTTCTCTCTTGACTAGTTTACATAAAACAGCTGAAATTCAGCAAAAGTGGCCTCTATTGAACTTGGTGCGACAAATTTTGGCGATGTATGGGTATCATTTAGTACCTGTTCGTAAAAGTGATGGTTATACTTTAGATGGGGTCAAAAAATTCAAACGCTATTACCAAATTGACAAGAAACATTCTACTTCCGAAAATAACGCAAAATCAGAAGAATAATACCTTCAGTTATATAAGATGTTTAGGAATGTTGCTCTTGGCCTTTTTTTCCTCTCTTTAAGATCCGCACCATTATGCAGTATGTTTTTGTCAATGAAAAAGTCACGCTCCCTAGAAGGGAATTTGAGTTCAAGATTTTACAAACCAAAAACGGACGCTCAGGCAAACTATTTACAATGCTTAAATGATAAGAGTAACTCAATGATTTTTGTGACCGGACCTGCTGGGACCGGCAAAACAGCCCTGGCGTGTAATTCCGCCATAAAAGATTTCCAAGAAGGGATTTATAATAAGATTATAATAACTCGCCCAGTTGTTCCAGTAGAAGAGGAGATCGGGTTTTTACCAGGATCCATCAACAAAAAAATGGATCCGTGGATTCGTCCGATCTTTGATGTATTCTTGGAATTTTATTCAAAGAGAGAACTAGATGATATGATAAATAACAATGTGATTGAGATTTCACCACTTGGGTTTATGCGCGGACGCACCTTCAAAAACGCCTATATTATTGCAGATGAGATGCAGAATTCGTCACCAAATCAAATGCTTATGTTGACAACACGTATTGGAGAAGGGAGCAAGATGGTAGTTACAGGGGATTTGAAACAGGCCGATAAAAGTGGGCAACAATCTGGACTTCAAGACTTTATTATTAAATGGACAAAATATAAGCAGTTAGAAGCAGTAAAATATAACAACACTGATATTAATCACGGATTAAAATGGGTTGAATTGGGGAAGGATGATGTTGTTAGAGCGCCGATTGTGGCAAAAATATTAGATATTTATGATGTGGATGAAAGTGTCAAATCAAAAATAAAAGAGAAGGAAGTAGATACTGATTGTGCTCTTATTCCTAAGAAATTAGAAAAAGGTGGATGGGATACTCTTTAAGGGAATAACTTCTTGTCTAATCCAGTGCGAACACAGAAAAGACGATGGGAAATTATGCCTAGAATGAATACTCCAATAATTGTATATAATACAGGCCACTTAAAAAAAAGTGCAATTAAATAGGCACCTATAATAGTAACAACTGTGTCAAGTATTGCAATATCAAAAATGCGATATTTTCTTAGTCCTGAACCGGGTTTACCAATAATATCCTTATATTTACAGAGATCCATATATTTATGTAAATATAAAATCATTATTCCTAGCATTTGAAATTTTCTTTGGAATAACCGATGACTGCACACGCAATCCGTTTCCCAGCGTTTCCAGTCTTAAGACTTTCTGCATCTCCACCAAGACCACAATCGTCTTCATCTTCGTGAATGATGAGACCACGACCTAGAATATTGGCTTTTGTTCCTTTGAGCTTAATCTGGTCATCAAGGAAGGAATATTTTGCAACTCCTTTTGAATCAGTGATTAAGTTTCCTAGATCACCAACGTGTCTCTCTGTGTCACCAGGGCATCCGTGTGTTTTCCCATAAGGGTTGAAATGTGCACACATAGACTTGCATTTATCAGTGAGATCTCCTGCTTGGTGGACATGAAATCCGTGAGCAGAGTTTGGCTTAAGACCACTTATATTCACATCAATAAGGACCTTGTTGTCTATTTCAGTGAAATGCACATGGCCTTTTATAGACTCTGTAAAAACAGCAACAGCTTGGATGGATTTTTGGCTTTTGTTCATATATATGTGCTTTTTAAAAAAGGCGGTTATATTTCGCTAAAATTACTAATCAATAAATAATTTTCCACTTTGAAGTTCTGATCTGTAAAAAGAGATGAATTAAGGAACCAAGGAAGGAAATGCAAATTGAAGTTCTGTTCTGTAAAGACCTAGGAAGGAATCAACCAAGGAAGGAATAAGTAATTTAATGTTCCTTCCTTGGTTGGCTCCATCTTTTGAAAAGGTTGAAAAATTAGTAAAGCGAAGCTCCCGACTGAAGCGGGGGGAGGCTTCAAAAAAAATTGAAAAGTGAAAGTAAGAAGGTAGTGAAGGTACAATTGAAAAGCGATATAGAAGTTCAAAAGAATGTTGAGCACAAGAATGATGAAAGCAGTATGTGAGGGAGTAGTTAGGGAGTGTG